TTGGCGGAAAGTTCAGCGGTCGCAACTCAGGCGGCGACGGCTTGCGTATCGGAAAAACTAACGCGGGCGCACCTGATACCAACTCCAATGCTTGGCGCTGTGAGTACGTGATTGCTTGCGGTAATGCCGGCGCGGGTATGCGACTCGATGATACCAATACGTCAACGTCTGCGAGCTACCCGCTAGGTATTTCCAACGTCAACGCTGGGCATTGCGGCCTGCTCGATGCGCGTAGCAACGGCACGGACGGCCTGCAGATCGGTAACGCCAACGACAACGTGTTCGGGATGGTGGTCAGGCAGTCCAACACGGGGTGCGGAATCCGGTTTAAAACCGATGGCACGAACGCAGGCCCGCGCTGCAATCACATCCTCGGCAACGACTGCGAAGGCAATACCGGCAACGATATTCAGATAGATGCGGCGACGCTGCCGGCATCGGCACCTGGCTTGTACAACGTCGTGCTCGGCAATCGTTCAGTTGCAGTCAATTCGCGCATTGTTGACAACTCGACCGGCTCGCTCGTTATCAAGTGGGAGCAGGGGCTTTCGCAGCGTGGCTATCAATTTGGCTCTGATCTTAACGCGGCAAACCTTGCGGGAGCCGCTGGGTTCAATGCCTATGCTGGCGCTAACTTGGCGCCAATTCGGCTGTATGCCACGGCGAGCGGCGCAGCAGACAGCATTGCAAAGATCCAAGTTCACAAGAACGGCGGCGGAAACGTAGACGTCTGCGAGTGGAACCAGTACGGCGTCTACCGGCCGTACTATGATCTTGGCGCGCTGACCTACAGCGCATCCATGACAATAGATGCTGCGCAGGGCAACATCTTTGAAGTCAATGCGACTAATGGTTCCGCGTTTACTATCAATGCTCCGACTAACCCCCAGACCGGCCAGCGGCTAGCCGTTCTCGTCAGAAACACATCGGGCGGGGTACTGGGGGCTGTGACATGGAACGCTGTGTTTAAAATGGCAGCGTGGGTTAGTCCTGCTACCGGGTTTAGCCGCTCCATACAGTTCTACTATAACGGTACGAACTGGGTAGAATTGAACAGAACGGCGTCCGATATTCCTAACTAAACAGCTCCTTGACCAGTTTGGGGTTGTCCCGCATCACTGCGGCAATCCCAACTGAGATCTGGTGGACTTCCTTCTCACGAAGCCCGATAGACATGACTTTGTCGATGGCATGAATCAGCTCATGCAGTAAGACTTCTTTCATGTCGTCGGGCTTTAGCGTTTCACAGATAAAGATACGATTACCATCCGCATCCAGCATCCCTGACAAGACCTCCCCCTCTTTGGTCTTGACTTCCTTTTCGTACCGTACGTCGATGCTCTTATGGAACAGTTTGATAGACTTAATCATCATTGAACCTCCACGTACCGCTCCCCCTTGGGGCGTTCGTTTACTGAGCTTCGGAACCATGACCCGCACTCGTTGCACTGGTATCGCTGGTATCGCCCTGCGGCCGTAACGGCGCTTCCTCGCTTGGTGGCCTTGTGCGACCCACACTTCGGGCAAGCTGTTCCCTCAACGCCTGAGAGTACGGAGGGATGACTTTTGATCCAAGGTTTAAGCCGGTCATACACTCTTTCCAATAGCACCACATCATGAATATTGTATTCCTTCATCTGCTCCCACGCCTGTGGGTTTTTAGCCATGCACTCAAACCAAAGCTCCAGACCCTTGTGTCGAACCTTCTTACCATAGCCGAGTGCGTTGGCTACGAAGTCTAGCTTATTAGAGGCTAGACGGAACTTAGTGCGAGCAGTCTTGAGTAGGTCAATCTGCTTAATCGGAGCAGGGGGCTTGAGGCCCTGAAGCAAGAATTCCTTGTTGAGAGTAGGAATGTCGAACTTCGATCCGTTGTAATGGATAACCGCGTCTGCTTCGTCAAGCAGTTTGTGGATGCCTTTAACCATTTTCTTATGGCCGGAAAGAATTGAGTCGAACATCACTTCCTTCTCTCCATACCACTTCGCAGCCCAGCAAAGTGTGTACCCGGGCTTGATAAGTCTATCAAGTGGAATATTCTCTTTCCACAAGCCCCACACTGCCGCCATATGCGGCGCAGTCTCAATATCAATCAGTAGAAGTTTCATCGGTATCCTTTAGATTATAGAGGCCGAGGATTTCCCCTGCCTGTAGGGCCTGCTCCTCAATCTCAACTGCAAGATCAGGATCAGTACGGCAGTACTCGATAATGTCTTCGACTAGCTGGCGAAGCCGAGCATGCTCTGCAGGGCTCAATACTTTATTGTTCACAAAGGTTCCTTTGGAATATGGGCTGTCAGATTTTTTCACGGTTGCGCAATTCAAGCTCCAGCACCGCCAGAGCATTCCATGCCATATGGGCTAGGTGGGCATGCCCTGTCTCTCGATCTTCATATTCTCCCCGCTTATCTTGAAGATAGTGGCGGAGAAGGGCGTCTCGGTATCGACTTGTACCAGCAGGAACAGACAGCCATCCGTTATCTGTATATTTACTCGCCCCACTAGTGCCAACTCGGCCAACAGCTTCGAGGGCTCGTGCGAATGAGCCGAGTACCAGATCAAGTCGGACTTTCCCAGCGTCCAGTTTTGCGCCAGCTTCATGTTGTCCAATTCCATTAGGGTCGCTCTCCGGTGCGGTGGCTTGGGGCCGTCAGGGGAAAAGTCTGGACCCCAACTGCGGGGGTCTCGTGGTAGGGTCCGTCCCACCGCATACGTGATCCCGATATTGTCCGCCCACTCTGAGTATCTTGTGTCATTATGTTTATCCAATTTATTATTCATGATGAATAGCATACGTACATCTTTGTCCGGATGCTCTTTGATTACGGCCTGCATCTTTGTACGGTCACGAGACGTAAGTCGGCCTTTTACTTCGACGTAGTACCCTTCGTCTACCAGAAAGAAATCGGGTCGGTACTTACGCTTCTGTACGACATCTTTAGCTCCACAAGATGGGCAATGCCCGGAGGATACCCTGCGGTAGTAGGGCCACGACTCTTTCTCGTACTCGAACTTAATACCCCGAGCCTCTAGGTCCTTGGCAAAGATTTCCTCAGCCTTGCTGCGATACGGTGACATTGGTCAGGGTCCTAAAGGTTTGTAGAAACATTTGCTCGACGCTCTTTGTATGGCGGGGGATAATAGGGTTTCGATTAAAGCGTTCACCCATTTCCTTGTTGGCTACATCCCAAGGGAACAGGAAGCTGATACGTTCCATCTGATACGCCTCTTGGTCCGCCCGGTGTACGAGGTCCATATACATCGGGAACGCGTCCCAGCCGGGGACGTACTTGTCAAAGATGAAGCCCCGGAGATTATGCGCATCCATGCAGTAATCGGGGTACCGTTTCTTGATGGGGGAAGCTAGGTCACACATATACGCCTCCTCAGCATCGTGTAGGAGCCCCAGAAGCTGCACAATAGGCGGGGCCTTTACTGCGGCCAGTCTCTGGTAAACAACGAGACTGTGGTCTCCAACACTATAAAGTTCATCAGTGTGCCCAGTATATCGGCAGATAAGAGATAGGGCATGGGCAATGTCATCAATCCGAATAGCATCATCCGTAGGACAAGTAACATCAACGTACTGCCCAGACCAAGTTCTGATCTTACCTGTCTCCACCTCATCGGCAATAACATCACGTACCTTACGTTCTAGATATGCACTTAAATGTGGTTGCATTAGCTGTATTTCTCCAACCATTGTTTGAAACTATCGTCGCGTGATCGAAGAAGATACACTAACGACCCCTGTTCTAGGAGGTAACTTTCTCCGTTATCCCCCATATAATCTCGATATCGGCTCCGAATACGTTCCACCATCTCCTTGGTGTTACTGGATTCTCCAATAAGCTTTCGGGACTTAGCTGGACCGAGGCCCGCAATTCCCGGAATGTTGTCAATAGAATCTCCACTAAGTATCTGGCATCCGAGAGAGATTGTTGCATCTCTGGGGGTGACTTCGCCCATCTCCCCGTTAACCCAATTAAAGTACCGTCCGGGAATTTGACTGAAATCTTTGTCGATCGAGACAATAGTAGCATCAGCGCCCATTTCTGTAGCTCGAATGGAGAGACAGTCGTCTGCTTCCAATTTTGGCCAGACGGTTCCTCGATGCTGATCGAGTAATCGAGATTTGAGTACTCCGTAGTGTACAGGCCTTGGGGCTCCGTCTCTGTTTCCTTTATAGGGCTTTGTAACGGCCAGTTCGTGTCGAAAGGTTCTGGAATCGGAGAGGTAGAGTTCATACTGGTCAGTACCTAATTTAGCTAGTATGTTGGCTAGTGTTGCGTCCAAGGCTCGGACAGCGTTGTCTTCAGTGTCAACTTCCTTACGGCTCCAGATATGTTCTTTCGGCGTATCTTTAGGGATGTCGCGGTGCGCGGAGTAGAGCGCCGGGGATTCCGAACCGGCCCCATACACAAGATAGTAGGTCTTCTCGCACGCGAAGCCGCACCGATAAAGGAGGATGTCTCCGTCGATCAACGCTGTCGTTGCCATTATTTTACTGCCAACCGTCAGCGGCATCTACCGCGTCAGTAGTAGGTTCAACCGGAGCCTCAGGCGCAGGATTTGCGGCCTGAAACTTCTGGGCGTAATGTTCCACGTACTCAAACAGCACGTCAGCCTTCTCCGACTGCTTCGTGGGAAGCTTGAGGGCCTCGGACTTCTGGAGCAGGTCCACAAAGGCAATAGCGGTGTTACGGCTAGCGCCCACATTACGGGCCTTGTCGTTCTCTAGGTCCCGGGCTTCCTTGCGTGCCCAGTAGTCATCTTTAGAGACGCCGCCCTGATAAGCCGTCTTAACGCTAGCTCCGGTCGATACCTGAGGCGTCTCATCAAGAACGACGACAGACTCAGGCTTGGCGTTCCAATAACCCGCGACGTTCTGGTACTCCTCGAACTGGACATAATCACCGTCCTTACACCGGGGCTTGTCCTTACCGGTGGAATAATACGTCGGGTTGCCATCCAGCTTGATACTATACAGCATTCCAAACTGGAACTGCTTACCCGAAACCTTGAATACTTTACCCTTAACCATGCTTAAATGCCTCCTCAGGCGTCATTTCAAATTTCTCAGACATTAGACAACTATCGCCCCAAAAAGTTCCCACTTTTATCTCACAACCTAAAGGAATTGTGAAATCCACTCCGTAATCGTTACGTAGGGCGTGGAACAAACCCCTAGTAAACGCCTCCTTCACTATGTCTGCAACCTCCTTTAGCTCGTCTTTGTGAACTTCTAATACCACGGAATCGTGCACCGTATTAATAATCCTACTACGTAGCCCGGCGTGCTTTAAGGCAGTCCAAATCCAGCACAGAGTAATTGGAATCATCTCTGCGGTAGCAGACCCCTGTACCGGGTAGTTAAAGATTGAAGGGGTGTTACTAATGTACCCTGACTTGGATATCTTGGTATCCGGCCAGTAGTACAGCATCCCGAATTCAGTACGCAGCTTGCCCTCGGCTAGTACCTGATATGTCCACTTCTTTTGAGTTTGATATGTTTGATGGTATTTCTTTCGAAAAGCTTCATAGTACGCAACTTCAGCATCAGTACCAGACATACCCCCGTAAAGAGGCTTGAACGTACTAGGTTTAGCATTCGTTCTTTGTTCACTTGTTACCTCGTGCTCCGATACACCATAAAGCACACTAGCAGTATACCTATGAATATCTTCGTGATTACGGACGTCTTCATTGATCTTACTATCCCTACCTAGGTGCCCAGCTACCCGAAACTCTAGCTGCATCGCGTCCGCCTCCATGATGTAGTAATCAGGATCAGAGGGCACGATTAACCGCTTAAGAGAGCGATCAAAGTTCTGGAACTGAATCTTATACTTCTTACCACTCGAAGAGAGGCGGTGAGTCTGAGTTACGGCTTGATTGTATGTACCGTAGAGCTTTCCTCCCCCTTCCAACCCACAGGCTCGTAGTTTAGTCCAAGTACGGAGCAATAGTTTGTACGGGGCAAAGGCCTTGTACGTGCCCAGAAAGTCTCTTTGTCTTGGAGTGCTACCTTTAAGTGATAATACCGTAGACTCGTCAGTCCGTCTTCCCCCCGCAGCAGTGCGATCTGCTTTTCCGTCTCGGGAAGTTGGCTCAGGAAATCCGAGGACGTCGTATAGGTAGCTTCCGACTTGCTTAGGACTGTCCCAGTTGAGTCCTCCAGAGTTAACGTTAAGCGCATCCTGTAATCGGGTAAACTCGGCTTCGGCTCTGGGGTATTCCTCTTCAATAGATTTAACATCTAACTGAACTCCATTCATTTCGATATCGGCCAATGCTTTACAGGTATCAAACCTATTACGTGCAATATGTCCGAGGTCATTAAGGCGCAGTATCTCGTCCTGTATCTGGAATAGCCTCCAGCACAGCATCACATCATTAACGCAGTACTCCTCCAATAGATTCCCAGGTATATCGGAAGGGCACACACCACTGTCAATTAACCTGGCTACTAACGAACCCTTATGTCCTAAACTGTACCGATCCGCGCAAGCATCCAGAGATAGTCCCCTACGGCGGTTACCCGCTAGGACGTACTCTGCCAACATTGTGTCAAAAACCCCTATATTTACAGTGTTTGCGCCACACCTAGCTAACCACTGCAACTCGAACTTAGCGTTGTGCGCTACGATAAACTCACAGTCTGTAAGGGCTTGTACCAACTCTCTCTGCTGTAACTCGCTAGCCCGTACCCGGTGCATGGTGTTGTCCCACGACTGGTACCAGCAAGCTAAGACAATATGGTTGTTCGGATTGAGGGCGTCACCCTTGTCGAGATTGGTGGTCTCAAAATCAAGTACTAGGTATCTCAATTACCCTCCCAACTTTACCCAGTTTACGTGCCTCTTTAACTGTCCAGCAACCTCCAGATTTAATATGGGAGTCTGTTTTGCAGTGATAACAGTATGGAAATCGCATCCCCGAGTAATCAGATGGAAACGCCGTAACTACAATAGACACTACAACGTCTGAGTTTTCAGCAATTCGCAAGTTTCTCTGTTTGTACCCCCCTTCCCATCGTAGTACCTTAGGCAGAAACTCCTGTACATCAATAAAATGCGCACGGGCTTCTTCAACAGCCCATTTGTCGATTCCGCCCATATGGCAGCCCCCACTCACAACTAGGTCTGGGCGATACTCTTCAATTAAATCACGTATAGCTACCCTAGCTTTGGTAGCTGACCACTTGTCAAACTTTTCAGCGGCGTGCCCTACGATACCTAGCTTCATACTCCGGCCTCAATCCTAGACAACGCATAATTGAACGTAACCGGAATCGGGGTATGCCTACCACTCAGCTTGTTCTTTGGGAAGCTAAGAACTCGCAGCCCCTGCTCCTCCATCTGAGCATCAGCACCAATACCGATCATTAGGTCACATTGTCCCGGGATTCCGATGTTGCTAGAATCCACATCTCCCCGGTCGAGAATTGTCTTTTTAGAAGCCGAATCTGCTGCCTGCGTGACCGACACGACGAGTACACCGTAACGCTTGGCCATGTTCCTCGCTTCCGTTGCTGCCTTCTCAAGAGCCTGAGTACGATTCTCAGAGTTAACGTAGATATTACGGAGCTGGTCCAAGACGACCACCTTCGGGTTATACTTCTCCACCAACTGGTGGATTTGGGCGAAGGTCCCGGGAGCAAGCCCAGCAAGCGTAAATAAATCCCAGTTCCTAGCACGGAGGAGCTTATCAGCACCAGCAGGGTCTGCCATAATTTCATACTTAGTCATTCCTGTAAGCCTTGTCATAGCCCTCATTAGAATATCCGGAGCAGGGTCTTCATTACCAATGTACAGTACCTTATGCCCGTGCTTAAGGAACCCCGCCACCATATTAATCACCATTAGAGTTTTGCCCATCTCAGTCGGAGCAAAGACTAGGATATGGTGTCCGGGCTTAGCACCACCATCAATCAATTCGTTAAGGGGTTTAGGCCATACCTCGATCAGATTAGACCGATCGAAATGCCCGGCAAGTAACGCCGTTGGGGCCACCGCCGTATATTCTTCCTCCTCGGAAGTACCCTGAGTCCCAGCAATTTCCTCGGATGACTTGACCGCAGTGTATTCGTCGATTAACTGATTAATCTTAGGACCCTGCTTCCCCGATGCCAGCTCAGCCGCGAGCTTCATCCCGATGGTGTGAGCCTTCTTTTCCAGAGCTTCCTGTACGATGTTGATACCCGATACGTCTGAGGCGTACAACTGGTCGATGTAGCCGTTGATAGTGTCTACGTGCTTACTGCTAGATACACGGCGATCGCAGCGACTCCGGAGAATATCAGGATCGACAGAATAAGCCCGGTCATCAGCTTCATAAAACTCTGCAATGAGGTCATAGACAATAGCTCCTTCGGGACTGTAGTCCTCTTCTTTTAGGAAGTCTTTTAGTTGTTTCCACCAATCTCGGTTCTGCATCATTGCAGCCAGAATCTTCGCTTCTTTCATTCTTACGTTCCGTTATGCTCGTACTTGTTGGCACCTTTTTGCAGAGGGGGTTCCAGCCCATTCAGCCGGAACAGAAGGAGATACCCCAATCCATCCTGTAGCCTCTGTACTTTTTCTTCTAGTTCAGGATGACGGGTCTTAAGCTTGTCAAGTTCTAAGTGAACTCGGAAGATGGGGATACGCTCCATCAAGGCAAATGTGTACCCAAACTCCTTAAGCTCCACGACTAGCTGTGTTTGTATATCCCAATAGTTCAATAATGTTACCTCTTGATGTAGACCTTAATAGGATTGTCGGCGGGTCTGCGGTCCCACGCCTTCTTATACTGATTACCAATTTTAGGTGTCGGGAATTCCTTATCTACCCGCGTAGAGCCGCAGGAGGGGCATTTAGCCCGTTCGTTGTTAAGCAGACATTCCTCAAACACTAGGCCGCACTTGCGGCATGTGAAATCAAAATATGGCATTGCTGGGATTTAAATAGTTAAGGGCCTTCTGAGTAGCTATAGTCTGAAACATTGCATCGTGCAGGGGATTATGCTTGAAGAAGCGAGTACCCAATCTCTCCTCAGTTCGTTCTAGTACTCCGTCATACTTCATTCCGTATTCTTTAGCCAGTTTCATCAGAGTCCTACAGTCTCGTTCCGCTCGGTAGTGGAATGGGAATTTAATGTTGACTTGCCGAAACAGATTACGAAGAATAGGTACATCGAACGTAACGGGACCGGCCCAAATTGTGTGGGGCTTTGTATCCTCAATAAACTGAGCCATCTGCCAAGCAATGGTCTCGGGAAGCTCGACCCCTCCAAACACAGTGTCGCGCACGACTTGGTGTTGCCGACCCCACCACTCTTTAGTGGTATCAGACCTTGCACCTATAGCTTCGTTTGGGTCGATATACCCCTCCCACCAGTCAACGATCTTAGTGTTTGTAAATACTACCAGACCAATACCCACTACCGCCGCGTCAGGGGCGGACGATAGGGTCTCGATATCCACCATTGCATGTCTCATTTTAGATTATCCTTTTAGGTCATTCTCAAGCCATGTAACTATTTCTCCATAAACCGTTGCGGTTGGGTCTGTGACAACTATCTCCGTTAGTGCGCTACGCAGCAACCGCTCCGCCTCCCGCAGCCGCGCCTCAAGCTGGCAGATGCGCGCCTCTAACGGTTCCGCTAGGCGCTGGTAGCACTCCCATGCATCGGTGCGGCCATCCTGCCACCCTTTCTCGTATGGCAGATGCGACGTGTCGAGTGATTCAAGCGTAGCAATGCGCGCCTGCGCCGTCGCGAGCTGGGATTGCGCTGTGTCGCGCTCATCTAGCGCTGTGCTGTATTCGTTGGCGATAAAGCTGTTGAGCTTCTTTTCCAGTTTCCAGATGTCGCAGCACTCAAGGTGCCCGTCAGGTATTTCCCCGTCGCACACCTTGCAGCACCACTGCGGATCAAGGAAATTGCCGTTACGTTCGTTGCTGGGTTTTGGCTCAGTCACTCTCTCGCTCCCGACTACGTCGTCTGTTTCGTTCGTGCGGCAATGTCAGCGGGAAGTCGCTGGACTTCGGCTGTTCCGCAGCCAGCATCATCCAGTTCGCGTCGTGCGCCATGTGCGGCGTTGCCCGCTCGATCAGTTCCAACATGCGCCAGTGCAGCAGGCAGCAATGCACCAGTTCCCCGGCCTTGAACTCGCAGCAGCACGCGCTCATAGACCCTCACTTCCGCCATCATGTGACTGCATCGCGGCGCGCAGGGCGGTTGCCACGTCTGCGGAAACGACCTTTTCGTACTCTGGCCCCAAGTCATCTTCCTCGGAGTCGTCCAGCAAATCGCCTTTGTGAACCATGCTCATTCCGCCCCCTTCGCAGATACACACATAGCGGCCAGAATTGTGTGAGGCATGAACTTTAATAGTTCAATTAAATCGGCTACCGTTGTCTTATTTCTCATAGTAACTCCTCCATCTGTTCTCGATCTAGGTACTTCAGGTCTTTAGACAAGAAAACCACGGATAAGTTCGGCATCAGATAAGAATATTGTTTCGCGTACGAAAGCGCCTTCGGAATGGCGTCCTTATCCAGAGCAAGGTAGACGTCTCGGAAACGGTTCCCAAGAACCGAAACCTTATCCGGGGTTAAACTTGTTCCCATTAAACTAACTGCGTGGTGCTCCATTTCCTGAGCTACCTTCATTGCGGACCATACATCCTCGACTAGCCAGCAGGTACGGTCATCGTAAGAGTAGAATTCCGCCATCCACGAGACTTCACGGTTAGTCCTATAGTGCATGGACTTCTTAAATCCACCGTAAGGTGGAAGTCTTCGATACTCCCAGCCAGCCCTAGCTGTATTCCAGATAGGGATGCAGACTTGGTCTCGGTACTGCTCAACTCCGTACATGAACAAGGTAGACGGCTCGATTCCATACAGGTCTCCTATCTGCTCTACGGTACTGTGGGCTAGACGATGCCTTGGGGATGGAGGCTTCGGACTGTCGTTACTAGCTGGTCTAGGAGCAGGGCTATCAACAACAGCATCCTCCCCAAATAGTAGAACCCGACCAGAGTAGCCACATTTAGCGCGATGACAATGGTAGAATACCAAGCCATTCTGTTTTTTAGTGATTGAAAAGGATCGCTCATTATTTCTACCGCCTTGGCACTTAGGGCAAAGGGTTCTGTAATCAGAGTCGCCTACTGCTAGACTACTTCCAACTAATCTGATTTCATCTTCCATTGTACAGAACCCCAATCTTAACTAGTTAACCGACTAACTTAGCACTTCTTGCCGTTCTTCATCTTAGCCGGAGCTTTCTTCTTAGACTTAGCCATGTTACCTCCTTTCATTCTTCTAGTTCTTGTTCTTCCAACGCTTTATTCAGGTCAAGCTCGAACTGTTCGTACAGTCCGATAGGTTCGTCCTGCTCCTCTTCATCTCCGTGTACCCAATCATCTTGGTAGTACTCGGGGTTATCCAGATCATCTTCGATTTCGGGATCAGCCGGATCACGGTCGTTTTGAGTGCGCATAGCTTTCTCGGTTGGGGTATTTCTTGTTACGATCTTTGAATATCTTACGCCATACGGGAACTTCTTGAAGTACGGGAGTCTTACCCCTGTACTTCTGGATTGAACTATAAAAGTTAATCAGTTGATAGTTCCCACGTACGACGTTCTGCTCTAGAATCTCGGGATTGGTTTTCATTTCTTGCGTGCCCAAGCCCATACGACGATATCATTCCCTGAGTTAGGGTTACGCACGGAGTCGCTCATGGTCACAGTTCCAAGCTTACGCTCCCGTACGTATTCCGCAAACCCCGCCCAAGTAGGCTCCCCTTTTTCAAGCGTATTGTCTGAAAATAGGACCATAGGGTTATAGACTTGTTCCGTAATCTCCTTATAGATTGCTTTGATAACGTCGGGATTGGATAAGGGTGGAGCCTCGACGCCGGCATCTGATCGCAAGTCCTTACTCCGATAGTAGTACTCGTCATAGACTACGGACATACCACTAATAGTATTTATACCACAAGACATTTCTGTCTCTTGAATAAGGATACAATTTTCTACAATAAGGCCGATGAAATCTTTAAATCTTGGGGACCTAGTGCTAAGGGTCTTCATATCATCCTCCTAGAGGTTTTTTTCAATCCAAGTAGCGATCCACTTGAAGGACTTGGGTTTAGGGATGTGATCTCCGTCATTCCATTCAGAAAGTCGGACGGCAACTGAGGAGTCATCGTACAGGTGCACCTCTTGTTTAAGCTCGGCCTTATTGTAGAGACCGAACTCGATTTGGTGTTTTAGGGTAGGGTAGGGTTGGCCCTCTTGGACACGCTTACCCGCTACATCGCACAGTACACCTAAGCAGCAGTAGCTAGCATCCTTGCCTGTACCGCTCCTAAGCACACCTTTACCCTGCTTGTACTCACCACTACGTAATGCCTTGATCCACTTAGCTTTTAGTTTCTTATCCATGATCTATCCTATGCAGAGAGTGTATGAACCTAAAAAACAAAACTCTTAGTAATCTAAGAGAAATAATCTTAGACCGTATTTTTTGAATAAAGTTCAATTTTCTTTCGACGAAGGGGCCTCCGCCTAAATAATTCTTCAACCATGAAGGGATCGTAATCCTTTGCCTCAGCAGCACCCCTAGTCCAATTAGGGTTACTCTTAATCAGGGCAACCGCACCCTCAATGTCCTTTGGCTGGTCCGCAGGGGGCAGGGGGTACTGGGGCATGATGGCGTACGGAGCGATCTTAGGTGGTACCCACAACCACACCTGACAGTACCTCTGGTCCACGCCATGAACGGGATTGGGTACAGCAGGACTAGGAATAACAATACCAATCTTGTGCTTGATAAGGGTCTTCACTGCTGCTGCGGTAGAAGTACCATACCCCGGCGGCGCCTTAATATTGTTCCCGATGATGTATACACCATACCCCGTTTTTTGATCGGCAAACTCAATAAGGGCCTCTTTCCAAAGCTGCTCCGATAATTCATTGTCTCGTAGAGCAGCGTACAGTACATCGTTGTCTTTCTCCGTATCTTTCCAGTTGCTTCTCGGGGATGCTGTAAGCTGAAGCCCCGACCAAGCAGCAGCGTGGCACCCAATATTGAGGCCTACAGCGGGAGCGCTCACCATATAGTTGATTTTCCGGCCCGACTCGGGGCATGTGTACTTAGGCATGCTTCGCAATCTCCGATCTGAAATAGTTAATGTAGGCTTCTTTACAACGAGTCGATTCAAGCCCGGGCGCAGTGTTAACCTCGCACACGGCCCACGCACGGACTCTACGGGGCTCTTTCTTACCCATCCGTACCAGTAGGTCCACGGCTCCAAAGTCCAGCCCTAGCGCCTTTACGGCAGCTACTGATATTTCTTTAGCCTTCGCTAAATCGTCGGGGTGCAGGCGGGGCTGAAGCTCAGCAAAAACCCACCCATTGGCGTGCGTTCGAATAGTTCGGTCTACGTTCTGTCCCTGTCCGGATCGGCTTCGCTTCTCCTGAACGTGGGTGACAGTATCTCGTCCCACGTGAAGCCGGAACTCGTGAGTCTTAGGAAAGTAACGGGCATAAAACTGGCCCAGTTGGGGGGCAAGATCAGGAAGTCGAAGTTCCCCGCCCACGGGAAACAGTTCGATGCCGCGACCAGCTGAGAGAAAGTCTCGTCTACGCAGGACTTTACTTGCCCAACCCTCAGCGATAGCTCCTTCTCGGGTTGCATCAATTGTTGGGATATCCTTTCCCTTAAAGATTGCGTATGAATCGTACTTGCTGACAGCGCGCTGTACCGCTTCGATAGGGTTGAGTACGTCTCGAATTTGTGGTACTCGAATCCCACCAAAACTAGTCGCACCCCAGTTGATGACAAGACTGGCTCGGTTGAATCGGCGCTGACCATACTTGTTGTCCCTTGATCGTTTAATGTTTAATCCAGCACAGACCGTATTGGCGCTGTTACTG